GGTTTGGCTGCATTTGCTGCTGTTGCATTTGCATCTGCTGCAAAGGAGGCAACATTGGAGCCATTGGATCAGCATTAACAGGGGGTGGCATTGGGTTAGATCCGGGTGCGCCCGGTCCAAGCTCGGCTCTATACCCAGCCCCCGCAGTGGGGATTCCTGCATACCCAGCAGCATTGATTCGATTAAACAATTGTGATTGCTGATCAAGTTCTTGCTTGGTAGGGAAATTAGATGGCATAGGGGTTTACCACTGGTTTTGGAGGCCCAAGATAAGGTTCGTCGTAATCTTCAGTGATGGATAATCTAGCATTATCCGATAGCCAATGCAAAGCCTGAGTGGTGGCATCAACGTAATCGTCATGCCTAATCGAACCTTCTCCCCGGAATGTACAGAGCTGACTCATTAGCTCCGTTGTCCATGTTGCTGGTTCTTCAGGAATTTTTTTACTTTCCACAAGATACACCAGCCCAGCTTCAAAAATATGCGACACGGCATGAAGGCGGGTGAGTTTGCTGGCATGTCCGGGATTATAGGCAATGGGAAACAATCCTTCCCGGTACATCATTTGCCTAAGGGAAATACCTGATCCTTTATCTTCCAAGATCAGATGATCCGGCTTTTTCCCCATGTTGTACGGTTTGTTTGATCCAACCAACGGTTTAATTTTTGCTCTAAACTCATCGTCTCCCCACCGGATGTTCATTTCCTTTTTGGTTTTTTCCACCAGATCCGGGAATCCCAAATGTTCTTGCCAGCAATCAAGAACAAGAAAGCCTACCATTCCGTCGTGGTCGAAATGCCCAAATACCACGCAAGCTGTCGGGTCTGGATCATGTGTTTTCTTGTTGAGCGTTTTTTCTGTAAAGGCAGTATCCATTGAAACAATGATTGTTTGAAAAGGCGGCAAAGGTTTGGATCTGGGCCACAAATTGAACCAACCTCGTTTGATAATCCCGCCTTCTTCACTATCAAGCAATTCACCCAATAGCTCTTGCCGCCCGATTTTCGTGCCTTTGTATTGATCGAGAGAGTTAAAGAAGGACTGTGGCAAATTATCTTTGTTGTCATATGTCGTCCCCCTGACGAGAATTGACTCTTTCATCGTCACCAATTTGCGAACCAATGGTATTGGCCTTGGTGTTGTTGTCCAGATTGTCTGCGGATGATCCCCCAAACGCATACCAAACTGCAACATATCCCATGTGTCGTCCGGGTTTTCCCATGCAGCTAACTCATCACACCACGCAAAGTGATGCTGCGGACCACGAAGGCGATCAGGCTCAGACGAACTAAACCCCTGCAACGTCGATCCATTTGCAAAGGTGATTTTTAATTCCGACTTATTATACGAAAGTATTAACTCCCGTGGGCAGCAATTTAATATCCCTGCTGGTCCCTCAATACAAACCGCCTGAGCATCGTACCGAGTCGGAGCAACAATCGCCCCGTATCGCCCGGGATTCTCCCAAGCTTTCCACCACGCCCACTCCGCACCCATTTTGGTTTTGCCAAAACCCCGCCCTGCCATAACCCCGCAGGTTGTCCAGTCATCATTCTCAGGGATAATCTGTGTCGATCTTCCCTGCTTTAACCACTTCAACCGAGCAAGTGTTGCAAGCTGGTTGTTGGGGTCCATCCCAACAACCGACGCCTGAACAATATCAAACGCTTTTTGAGAATCTAAAACTGTCATTAAAACGCCTTTTTAATTTCAGCTTCAATTGCCGCTCTCCCCAAAGGGGTATCAGCCAGCATCCCCAACTCCTGCATATAAAGAGCAATCATCGCCTGCTCCTCCTTATGCTTATCCTGCCCCTTCTTTCGAATCGCAATAATCTTCTTTAGGGCAGCAACATCAAACCCGTTGGACTTAGCCTCTGAGTACATATCCTTAACATCAGCCGCAAGAGTAGCCCTCTCCTCCTCCAGCTTTTCAATCCGCTCAACGTACAGCTTTAACTTTTCGTTTTCCATCTCTCTTCTCCTCCACTTTTTCCACTTCCACTTCCACTTCAGCCTCGGCTTCCCGTGCCTTCTCTAACTTCTCTTCAAGATAAGCATCCATCTCCTCCGGTGTAAGATCTCGAACCATCGCCGTCGCCTTAATCCGCTGGTCAAACACAACCAAAGCCTCCCCGGATTCAATCAACGTCTCAGTCGGCATCCCACCAAAAGGAGTAGACACAACAAACATAACAGGCCGTTTGGTCCCATTATGCAACTCCATCATCGGATCAAGCATGACTCCCCCTAACTCCATCAGCTACAGCAACAATATCATAACGAGCATAAAACGTCACAACTCCATTTCCAATATCCGCAATCTCAGGCTTCACCCGCCAATAAAGAACAAGCTGCCCATCAAACACCCCACCAGAAATAGCCTCAGCCAACGCAACCTCATTCGCTATCTGAACAATCACCTTGCTCAAAAACATTCTGCACAACACCTCCTCAGGGTCAATAAACAAACTCCTTGCCGCAACAAACGTAGCCTCAACATAATCCGTCATCGCAGGAGACACACTCCACGACCTATCATCCGGCCTGTCAAACTCTAGGCACGGGAGCAGCCGGGAAAGCATATGATGTAAGTCCATTTTAATCCTAATTTTGATTATGACAGGGAGGGGGGTATGGCCTAGGTGGGCGCAGGGCCAAAGGGGGGAGCCGCCTCTACACCTACTTTCTGCCTGAATTGCTGCACCTGCGAACTACTCGACCCCACCCAAACCCCATATTCTAGACTATGTGTCTATAATACAATGCTGCACTGCACAATAAACTAGACTTAGTGTCTAGGATTTGCAGGCTACGCATCGGTTACTTCTGACGGTAGCAAGTCGATCACCTGCCCATGCTGCATCCTAGCTAGTTCTGCCAGTGCTGCGAGCGCCTGCCCGATGTCGCTCTTCACCTGTAAAGGCTGGGCATCATTCCCCTTCATCTCCACACTAGATAGCTTGGGATGAACGTAGGGCGCCGCTGCAATCGCGGCCTGCATCCGAACGTTAGGCTTCTGTCGGTCATCCTGCATAACGGCAAGGAGATACTGTAGCGGGTTGATTTGCTTGGATAATTCCAGATTATCCAGCACTTGCCTGCTAAGTCTAACCCCCCGCTGGGACACAGATCCAGTCGGTCTGCCTGCTCCTTCGCGCCGTCCACCTCTAGGCATATTGTCCTCTTTTTTATCAAGAATAGGAATAAACAGGCGAATGGTAATTACACTCCACCCTCTAACCTGTTGATAATACTACAAGCTTAATCTGTGAAAATCAATCCGGTTGATTGTGCTGGCTGATTGTATCCCCTGCGTTTCCCTTGCCTGTTCTTTTTTGTCTTTGATTGTTCTCTCTCCTAGTGTGTCTTTCTTTATAGGGCTGTAAGTATGGTGCAGCAAAGGCTATTGGCGAATTTTATAAACCGTGCCGGATCCTGCCTGCACCTGCCTGCTGTGCTGCTTTCAAGTAAAAATACTTATAGACTAAAGTCTAACTGGACTTTAAGTCTATTTTGTGTTTTTATGTGATCACTAACCCGAACACATAGGAGAACCACAAAATGCAGTCCTACACCTTCACCTTATCCGAATATGATGCCGTTTCTGTTCGCTGTGCTTTGCATCGCGCCTTGGCTAATGTTGATAAAATCATTGCAGACTATGCGGCGATGGATCCAATTTATCTTGCAACAGTCCAGAAGTATGAAGCCGAAAAGGCAGACATTCGGGCGGCACTGGATGCAATCAACCTGCAATTTTATGCTCAGGTTGATCAAGCAATAGAGGCTTAACCATTGCAATCCGAGAGCTGGCGGGTCCAGCTCTCCCGTGGCAATGTCGCCAAAACAGGAGAACCACAAAATGCACTTAGAACCTGCACAAGTCCCGCACTATCTGAAACAAGGTTACACTGGAAAGCGTTTCCAAGCTGTGCCTGCCGAGACTGTCACAATCTCAAGCCATGCAGGCCTATGGGATGGCGGATCCCGTGACACATACAGCGCAATAGAGCTAGCTACTGGTCGGGCTGCTGCTGTGTCCGATAACATGTCTGCACCTTGGAACGCAGACAGGCAAGATAAAGTTATCCCGCTCAAGTCTGGTTTTGCTATCGTTAAGCATGTTATCTTTTGTGGCACTGATCTAGGTTTAACCTTTTATGTCCATCCCTCGGACATCTCCAAGCTTATACCAGAACAAAAGACCGATGATTTGTCGCCTGTTGAGGTTAAGGTGCTGGCGATTATTCGAGGCATCAAATCCAGCTATCGGGCTGATGAATATCGGCGGCAAGGCATATCAGTCGGCGAAGTTGAGGCCATTAAAGCAAAATTAACCCGCCTTGATTATCTTAACAAGGCAGGCGCAATCACTATATCGGGCAAAAACCGTGCAGGCGATACACGTCCTTATTGACAACAAGCTAGAGGCAAGCGGGCCTTGCCTCTTACTGGTTGCCAATCTTGGAACCGTTAACAGGAGACTAAAAAATGAAAAACTTGTTTCTGGATCTTGCTGCTGATCTGTTCGAACTGCTTGGAATTGCTTGCTTTCTTTGCGCTGTGCTTGTCTGGTTGATTTGATTTGACAAACACAAAAACCAGACTTAAAGTCTATTTGTAAGCAAAACAGGAGAACCACAAAATGCAAATCAATATCAAGCCTGCCGAAAAATACATGATTTACGAAACACCAGATCAGGCTATAAACCATGTATTTATTTTCGGTTTATGGTCGAAAAATTGGAAGACTGGAAAGCCATTCGGGCAGACTATCGCAGAGCGCCGCGCAATTGATGCTGCTATCAAGGATCGCAATTTTTCAGCCTTCAAAGCGTCAAAGCGGCGCGGGTATTGGCTGATTGAGCTTGCTGCATAATTTAATCAAATCAGGAGAACCACACCATGCCTTCAATTCACAAAATCACTCACCTAACCGACCAACCCGCTGTTTATGTCGGGACATATGCAAAATATAATAACGGCGATTTGTCGGGCGCTTGGTTGGATGTTGGCGCCTATCATGACGGGGCCGAGTTTATGGCTGCCTGCGCTGCGCTACATGCTGACGAGCAGGATCCTGAAATAATGTTTCAAGATTACCAAGGCTTTCCCCGCGAGTATTACGGGGAAAGCTGGATCCAGCCTGAGCTGTGGGGCTGGTTGCATATGGATGAAGAGGACAGAGAAATTTTAGAGGCATACCATCAGGGGATAGACGTTAACGCTTCGTTGCAAGATGCTCGCAATTTATTCATGGGCAAGTATGACAGCAAACGGGACTGGGCCGATCAATATTTAGACGACTGTGGTTTGCTGGATCGTATCCCCGACGACTTGCGGATTTATTTCGACGTTGAATTGTGGGCGCGTGATCAGGAATGGTCGGGCTTTGTGTCATTCGTCAATCATGGCGGTGACGTGTTTGTGTTCTCAAACTAACAGGGGGGCTGTTATGGCTTTTGCTACATTAGAGGCTTGTAAGGCTGGCGTGGTGCTTGGTTCTTTTGTCGAGCGGGAGCACGGGAAGCGCTTTGAGTTTGCCACCCGTGACCCCATGCGCGTTAGGGGCTTTGCCCCTGACTTTCCCCATGCTGTATTTGTTGGACCGTTCAGCGAAGAACGAGCCGCGTTGGTTATGCGAACGGTGGCTTATATCGTAACCGATGAGGACGCTGCGGGCTTTCCAGTGGTCGAGAAGTGGGAAATAAAGAACCGCCGCGACTATGTGCAGCAGTGACACCCAGCAGGGGGCAGGCAGGTCTTGCCCCTCACTGGTTGCCATGGTGGCAATCAATCAGGAGGACCACACAATGCAATTTTCAATTGGTGTTATGGAATTAATAGACCTGCAGCAGGCATTGCGGCGGTCGGATCGCACTACAAAGCAATTTTTGGAGTTTGCCGACAGGAACGGGCTGACCGATAGCGTCAAGGTTTACAAGCAAGAGCTGGAGCGAAGTGCTGAGTTATACCAGCAACTTGAACAGCTCTTTGATAAGCATTATCCGGCATCATCGAGTGACGCGGCGTGAAGTGGTATCTGGTCACATTCAAGGATGGGTCGCGGGTTGAGAAGCTCGCGCCCCATCATTTAACAATCACCCGCAACGATCCAGAACATAAGATCTTATTTGTCAGGGAACTAAAAGAAGATGATGACATTCAAAATCTACCTGAAAAACGGCGATATTATAACGGAACAAGCCGCCAGTCCCGAGGCTCTGCGCCTTAAATATGGGGCCGGATCTGTGGCGAAGATTAAACGCGTTAAACATTAACAGGAGAACCACAATGCCTAATTGGTGCACAAATTACGTTGATATAACAAGCGACGACAAAGCGGCTTTTGCTGAGCTGCTTAAAAAGATCGACCACAAGGACGGTTTTTTTCAGCAGGTGTTGCCATGCCCTGCCGAACTGATCGACGATGATTTAACCACTTGGGGCGGCAGCGATGAAGAGAAGGCCGCTCGAGAAGCCAAACAAAAAGCAATGGCTGATAAATACGGCTCGCCTTCGTGGTATGATTGGCGCGTCACTAATTGGGGGACAACGTGGGATGTTCGCGGCTTCGAGCTGTTTGAAATTGATGGTAACACTATCCGGTTGCAATTCGACACTGCATGGTCGCCACCCATTGAGATTTATCATGCGTTAAAAGACCAAGGCTTTACTATTAACGCGGAATATATCGACGAAGGCATGGGATTTGTAGGAGATTGGCGCGACGGCTTTGATGAGTGTTTTGTTAACCGTGAAAGCCTGCCTGATCGCTTGGCGCACCTATGGCCTGAATATGACGAAGCGGGAGACATGGCATGAAACAGCAATATGATTGCGTTTGGATTGCTACCGATGGTTTGGTTGAGCGCCACCCATACAGGCGTCAGGATGTTGCGCAGGCGCTTACCCATTACAGGAAGAACAGAAGCTTGTTTGATGGGTATGACGTTGCGAAATATGATCGGGGCATTGCTGTTTTTGACAAATATATGCACTGCTTGAAGTTTTTCATCAAACGTCACGAAAGCCACCTATGACACACGAAGAACTTAGACAGTGGCTCGATGCTCGAGGCTGGAGTCAGGTCCGGCTTTCCAAAGAAATTGGTATGACACCTCGGCAGGTTAATCGTTGGGTTACTGGTCGGGTTGTCATCCCTAAATGGTTTATCATACTTAAAGATAAACTTTAATAGTCACCCCCGCGAGGAGAACCACCAACTCGCGGGGGCTTTTCGTCACTCTTTTGGAAGAGTGCGAAATGCAGTCGGGCAGATGTTAACAGCCTGTTTTGCTGCTTCTTCTATGCCCAGAATAGTTACAAAATCATTCCAGTCCGCGCCCCTGATACTTGGGATTGCAACGGTTATATCCATTGCGTCACCATACTCCTTTCGAAGGTTAAAGGCCAGCTTATAGGCTGTCGTTTGTCCTATAAAATTAGGGTCATTATCCCCGAAAATAATCACCTTCTCGGCTCTCGCTGGAATTTTCCATTTTGACATGACGGCGGCGCTGATAGCTGCCCAAACAGGAACACCAAAAAGCACAGAGGCCGACAATGCTGTCTCGATGCCCTCAGCAATACCTATGATATGGTCGTAAGGCATGAGCCTGATCGCAGATCCATCTGGTATCGTGCTAGACATAAGCATCTTTGCTTTGCTGATCCTTGCCTTGTTCCCGTCCATATCCAAGAATGTTCTGTGAATTGACACTGGCTTGTTGTCTATGTCGGTTACCTTGGCAATCATCGCGGGATAGGTTTTCTTCTCGTCTGGATGCCACAGCTCCGCATGGTATCGAAGCGCATTAGAAGCCCACAGACAGCCTGTTCTTTTGCTAAGGTAGGTCTGTGCCGGATCACCTGATCTTATGGCCTGTGCGCCCGCCCAAGCCTTATTGAGCGCCTCTTTTTTCTGCTGGTCTGATTGACCTGCATCCGGCTGCTTGTATTCCACCTCTCCAACCACTTTCCCAACCTCCTTCACGACTTGGTTCATTTGCCACCCTTTGATGTGCGAAATTAGCTGCAATCCTGTTCCGGCTCCACATTGGTTGCAATGGTATGTCCCTCGGCCTTCCTTGTCATCGAAGATGAACCTGTCTTTGCCACCGCACATTGGGCAAGGTCCATGCTTCTTTCGCAGAAACATCCCATCAACACCGAACAGCGGCAAGATCCCCTGCCATTTCCCTCTGGCTGCTTCTACAATGTCGCTCATCTGAATGTCGCCCGCTTCTGTTCACGCGCTCTGCGTTTGATCTGAAGATGTTTCACCATGCTTTCGGTCTTGCTGGTCCATGCCAGCGGTGACTTTTCAAAGGTCGGCAAGGGCGATTCCTTGTATCGCTCGACGTATTGGTGATAGGCCCAGCCCTTTTTGTAGCCTTTGAACTGGGAGAAGGACATAAGCTCGCGGTAAAAAATCTCCTTCTCCTCGTATGGCGTTAGAACGGCGCCGTAGGTCTTATTCTTGCCTTTGCCGTTCACCTCGACCAGATCCCCATCAGCAACGCGGACATTCGCCAGAGGCTTAGGCTCAAACCCGCAGTTTGGGCAGGCTTTGATCTTTGGTGGGCGCAGGAACGAACAGGATGGACATTCTTTCGGCAGCGGCTCGTCTTTTTCTTTGGTGCTGCCGCTCACCCGCTTCCTGCCATCGTTCAACTCGTCGTGATGGATGTCGGTGCAAAAACCTAGACGGCTGGTTGTGTCGCTGTGATCCAAGATCAGGCAATCCTTCTTGCCTTCATCGCGGCGCAAGCCTCGGCCCATGATCTGCACGAACAGCATTTCGCTTTTGGTTGGTCGAGCCAAGATTAAGCAGGAGATGAACGGCAGATCCACACCAGTCGTTAGCACACCCACGTTTGCGATCATCCGCAGGTCGCCACGGCGAAACTGAGCGATAAGATCATCCCGCTCGTCCACAGGCATTGTCCCGTCCATGTATCCGCATGGGACATTGGCTGCGTTGAAGGCTGCTGCGATGTTTTGGGCATGGGCGCGGTTGACGCAGTAGATCAAAGTCGGGCGATCTTCACCCTTGTTCAGCCATGTCTCGACAATATCAGCAACGAGATGGGCCTTGTTCATCGCGTTGCCCAGCCCCTCAGCATCATAGTCACCTGCAACGGTCTTAACATCAGACAGGTCTGGATGGCTTGGTGCAAACACTCTGAACGGCGAAAGGATACCTCGATCAATCAGCTCTTGGGTGGTCGTCCCTACAACCAGCTTCGAGTAAAGCTTGCCAAGACCCTTGGTCCACGGGGTTGCAGACAGGCCGATGATTGGAACGTCTGCCCATTCAGGATCGGTGAACCAGCGGTCGTAAAGCTGGAACATCACATGCGCTTCGTCGATGATAACCAGATCGGCCTTGGGGATGAAGCGGCGTGTCAGAGTTTGAACCGAGCAAATCTGAACTGGCTGATCCTTGTCGGTCATCTCATGGATGCCCTGCATCACGCCAATGTCGTAGATCCCATCCTGCTTGAAGCTGTCGATTGTCTGCGTGATCAGGCTCAAGGCTGGAACGGTGAAGTGTATCCGCTTCCCCTTGCCCAGAGCAGATCGGATGATGGCGGCTGCGGTGGCTGTCTTGCCTGCGCCTGTCGGCAGCTGGAACATGATCCGCTTGTGTCCAGCAGCAATGGCATTACGCAGGTTGGTTATGCCCGTTTCCTGATAGTCTCGCAGCTCCCGTGGCTGGCTGGACATTTTGTCTATGAGGCTCATTTGTGGTTCTCCTACTCTTACTATTAACTAAAACACTTCCTATTGCTGCTTCTTACTAAGATCCCTTCCCTTCCATTCCATTCCTCCGGCGAGCACTCTTGAATTGACCTGAGACTGTTCGTGGAATAATCGTGGAGTGTTCTTCGATTATCCCGTCAATGTTTGGTAGACGAGAAGGCTGTGGCTTGTCAATACGTTGATGCTTTGCCCAACCATCTATTTGCAAATACTCAATATTTTCACATTCGTATAATGTGATTAGATCATTCTTGGAAAGCTCTGAGAGCATCATGTTAATGTTCTCGATGGTCACATCATCAGCCGGAAAAATCTGCGCCCTGATCTTCTTTGGGTTGGCTGTCATTCGCCCCTTGTCATCGGCGAAATTCCACAGTCCAATGAAGAGCAAACGAGTGATCGGCGAACATTCCATGATTTGTCCGCTAGTCCAAAATTCAGGTTTAATCGTGCGTATACGAGCCATGTGGTTCTCCCTTGATGTTAATCAATTTGTGCCAAGAAGCTGGGCTATATCTTCGGCAAGCCTTTTGTTGGCCGCCTCAAACTCTACTGCATCCTTAACATGCTGAGAGACAAGACGCTCTAGCTGTTTTCGATATATGGCGGTGACTGAAGCCAGAAGATCGCAATCCTCTTGATGATAGGCATCATCCCGTATTGCGTCGATCCTGCGCTGGTTCCATGTGTGCCACAGGTCTGCCGCTGCCGACAGCAATGGATCACCCATCATTGCCACCTATTGCTTTGTCGATGGCTGCTTGAGCCTTTGCAATGTCCTTTGGGGATAGCTGGTCATACCAGCGCACCATGTGTTTAAGTGCCCAAAGAACCTCTGCTTTGTCCGTGCGCAGCTGCTCTATCTCCTCCCAAGCCTCCCGATGCAATGGGTCTCCCAGCATCGAATGAGATGACTTTAACCTATTAACAATGTCCATCACTGTTTCTCCTGTCTCTGCCCCATTGATACATTTGCTTGTAACTTGATCTGCGGGTTAGGCCATGTCCAGCACTCCCCCGTTGCATCTGTAAAACACACCCACAACAAATGATGCTCCTGACCGTAATCAATTAGAAAATGAGCTTTTGCTGGGCCTTTAGGTGTATCCATCGGGATGGTTGGGGTTAATTGGATGATCACTTTTCACTCAATGCTTCTTTGGCAATGCGGATATGGTTGTCGATAACAAACAAGAGGTTCATTTCTTCGTCTAGTTCCCACTCCTCTGGCATGTCTTGAATGTCGTGCAGGGCATTACGAAGCCGTTCAATCTCGTCAGCGGCTGGTGTCATAGCCTTGCGCCACGCCTGACGTTGCCCCTCTGTATACCATTTTC